AAATATATACATATAGTTTATTAGTTTATTGAATGAATAATTAATGCTACATTTTCATGATAATAACCAGACATCCCAGTAGGTGTTCCATTCATTCCAATCCATTCATAATCAACTTTATTTTCTGTAATAAATTCATAAAACGCTTTAAGTTCTGATGTATCTCCATCAAAACCTGGATAATTTACTAATTCGTCAAAAACGATAATACAATCTGTATCAATATAATCCTTCAATATATCAAATATATATTTTGTAGAACTATAAAGGTCCGCATCCATATGAATAAATGAAACTTTTTTATTATGAGTTTGTATAAAATTGAGTAATGTTTCATTAAACCAACCTTGTATTAGTTCAACATTACTATTTAGAAAGGTGCGGATTTAAATCTTCAAGGGTGTAAATCACTAAAAACATAAAACAAAAAAGTAGAATGCTAAATTATATATAAAAAATGTTGGTTTTGTCCAAGAATTTATTACATGGAATTTTAAATTTTTCGCACCAATTAACCGATTTTTGAATGTTATTTTTTTTGATAAATTCTATTTTCTCATTTTTATTTCCATTTTTAAATATGTTAATTATTTGACAAATATATTCTAATTGTTGTTGTCCAATAATAATGTTAATATCATCAATCTTATTAATAAAATAATAAGGTATTTCACCATCTATAATGGAATGAATATTGGCAACTTCATTTTTATTTATGCTTTCGTAGTATTCTTTTTTTATATTATTTAATTTATTATGATATTGTGTATATATATTTTTCTCTCGGTGTTCATGTAATAAAAAGTGTTTGCATACCAAATATTTATTAAATGTACTTATGTTTGTCGTATTGGGCTTTACAATATAAGATTTTTCAAACATGGATGATAAAATATATAATATGTCAATCACCGGCTTATGAAAAATGTAGTTCATTTTAATGATGGTAATCCCGTTTTCTTTTTGTTGTTTCATAATAATCATTACAATATCAATCAAATACAAAATATAAGAATTTAAATTAGAAAACTCTTCATCTCTTATCTCATAAAATAAAAAATCCGTTTTTTCACTTACATCACTTAAGGCGTCATTATTATTTATGTGTAATAAAGTATCATTCTTGTTTTCTCTCAGTATATCAAAACACGTAATAGAATCTAAATAATTATCTCCTATATGAAGGAACCGAATCGGTACATTTCCAAGCCAGTCAAAACAATTTAATGTAATTAAAATCTCAAAGAATTCATAAAAAAATTTAGAATGTGTTTTTAATTTACTTACAGAAAATTTGGTTCCTGGAACAACTGAGTAAATATATTCATGCGTATGAAACTCATTTAATAGATTTTCAATATTGTTAAATGAATTATCATTCATTTGAGTAATATTTTCTAATTGTTGGTATACTTTATTATAATAGTTATGAATACTAAAAGAAGTATATAAAGGTGTCTCTGTATTATTTATGGTATGTTTTATTTGAATGTTCATATTATTTTTTGGTAATATATAATAACTCATTTAGTGGCTATATATTATCTAATTTATTATTTAAGTATTTTTCTAACTTAATCCTCATCTGTATCTCCTTCTATTGTTAATAATATTTTTGGCTTGGAACTTTTGGGAACCTTTTTGGTTTTTTTAATTGTCTTTTTTGGAGGTTCTTTTTCTTGTGTGGCTTCTTCTTTTTGTTCTTTTTCTTGCGTGGCTTCTTCTTCTTCTACTGCTTCTGTAGCAGGGATTAGTAACATTTTTTTGTTTAGGTTTCGTATTTTAGGTAATGCAGCAACAGTTTTTTCTGCAACTCTTACCGCCCCTATTGATTCGCGCACATTAATATCTTTTTCTACTTCATTATATTCGCCTAATTCTAATTGAATCTTTTCTGTATTTACATTTCTTATTTTCTTAAATACAAAATACCTGTTTAAAAACGATATTTTTTTTTCAAACGAAGACATTTGATTTGCAGTACCGTAATCATTTAATTTATATTTATTTTTCTTTATTTCTTCCAACATATCTGAAAATAATTCACTAAATAATCCAGAACTATCGGGCAATTCCAAATCTTTACATTCATCTCTATCTAATAATTTAAACCCATAATCTTCCATAACACGAATTAAATAATCAAAATTCACCAAATATTCCGGTATTGTGTTATTAATAGATTCTTGATATACATTAATTTTATACCCAATAGAGCTAGAGTCGTCTTCAAATATATCTGTACTATAACTTTTACTTATTTCCCATATTTTTTTCCCATCTTCCGTGATAAGTACGCTCTCGCCTGCTTTTTTCTTTTTTAACAATTGAAATACACTTTTCCCATCATAACAAGTACCAATAAAATATCCGCCTATTTTGGTACATTCAGATATATTTCTCATAAACCCTTGCAAAGATTCAGGGTTTTCAAAGAAATAGTGAATCGCAAATTGACACGATGATACATTGAACCCATCTTCTCCTTTTCCATATTGTCTAGCAACCCCTTTTCCAATTGTACTTTCATCTTTTGGACCACTTCCAAAAATTGCTTTGGTAATTTGCGCAGCTTTATCATTTAACATTGCGGCGCCGTTTTTAATATTATACGCGCTGTTTCCATTTACAAATAATGCATGTGGCATATTCTTCTTTCTTTTTCTAGTTTCTAAGTATCTTACACATGCTCCATCTAGACGATTTTCTAAATTATCTTTAGATATATCTATTCCAAATACAAATGATAAATGTGCATCTACCCATTTAGACAAATCCCCTGCTTTTCCACAAGCATAATCAATAAGCGCATCTCCCTTTCTAGATGTTTTTTTAATCAACATTTTCTTCACGTATAAATTATGAAAGTCTTTCATAGGCTGTGTTTTAAAATCATTTGTATTTTTATTATAATAAACATCATCGCTTACACTCATGTCTGGTATATTTAACCCAGTTGTAATCATTTCTTCAGTAATTGGGTTATGAATAGATTTCCAATTATTGGTAGCAACATGATATGCATTCCCAAAATTTTTGGCCCCTTGCAACATCTCGGCGGTTTTATCATAACGAACCCTTAATGGAATCCATCGCCAACCATGTTCTCTACTAAAATCATAACTGAATTCTACAATTGTTTTATCTTCAAATACTTCATTTTCTTCTGTAAACATTTGACTTGTATTATTATCATCTTTTCGCAGCATAATATTACAAATGCCTGCGGTAGGGTCATACGGTTTAATAGGATAGAACTGCATAGGAACTGCATCATTCGTGTTTTTGTCTTCATAATTAACCACTTTATATTCCGGTAAATTGTCGTCAATAATATCTTGGCATGGATTTAAATAAATGGTTCCGTGTTTTTTTTCGCTATATGTACACATTAATTGAATCGTTTTATATTCACTTACTTGATTCACCAAATTCATATTCGTGCCATCTTCAAATATGGTTTTGACTACATCTGTTCCAGTTGGGTTTTTTACCGTAGCGATTAAGAAATCAATCGTATTATATTTTGGCGGCTTCCATTTGAATGAATAATTCCATGTAATTTTAGATAACGGTCCTGCTTTTCCAATAGTATCTGAACCTACCCCTAAAAAGGCAGGCGTAAATATAAGCCCATCCGTATTGTATTCAAACAAATTGTTTTCCACTTTTTGTATAATTCCATAACACGCATTAAATATATCTCCCTTTTCTATATTTTCAGGATAAAACCGTTTATATGTATATGTAATAGGCAATACAATATCCGCCACTTTGTCTGTTTTTTTGTTTGATTGTAATATAGAAACCGCTTCCATTTGCTGGATCATTTTTTTCAAAAATAAATATCTGCATTTATCCGTTTTATCTGTTTTTATCCCTTTTTCAAGCATAGGCATAAAAGGAAGAGCTCTTACATCTTGTTTATTGAAATAATAAATATCAAACGCCGCATACAAATTAATAAATTTCCCTTTTTTATCATGATAGATTAGTTCTCCATCTAATAATGACCCGAATACCTTCTCGTTTTTAGTAATGGTTCCTGTAAATATAACATCCATATTTGTATTGATTAAATATATTTTTCCATCTGTGTGAATAAATAGTAAATGTCTATCTCCATCTGCTTTATCTGTCACGGTAAATTGATTGCGAATATTTGGTTCTGTGGAATTCTCATTAATAGCTACAATATTTTCCATTTGAAGCGTAAATGAAGATGGCCCTAAAAAGTTCCCTGCATGAATATATTTATGAGGGTTGAAATCCTCTTTGTGTAATAAACGCATATAAGAATTCAATACGTTTCTTTGTTCTGAATAAGAAACCGGAAAATTAGTACCTTGTAATCCACATAATACAAATTTTATTACTTTTCTCAACGAGTCCATAATAATATTATTTGTCTTAAATTTTGTTCCTGGGCCAATTAATCTATTATTTATCTCCAACTCAATCTCATACATTTCCGGGTTTGTAAAAACACCCGAATCAGATACACTATAGTATTTTTCATTTTTAATAGACTGTTTGCTGATACTAATATCTACCATGATAGGATAATCAGGGTGCGCAAATGTTACGCGATTAATATACCGAAATGTTTTTTTATTTTTAGACCAGTTTTGAATAATAAACTCTTTGGCTTTAGGAGAATCATACTCTAGTTGGTAAGATACACGAAAATTAAAATCATCAAAATTCACTGGATATAATTTATTGTTATTATGATCAACCGCCGGGCTCTTTTTCGTAAATTTTATTGACATAGGCATTAGTTTTTGGAGTTCAGTTATATTATTGTTTTTGCAATAACTTTGAATTGCTGATATTCCATGAATTTCTGTTCGTATATTTGACATTTGAAACTTACCCGTATATGTATTTACATATTCATTTTGAATACTTAACCGATATTCGCCATTTTCATTCGCACTTGTAAATCCCAACGACTTTAGTTTTTGTATTACATTATCATAATCATTTTTAGTGATTCTTTTTATTCCACGGGTTCCAAACCTTACTTCTAATTCATTATTTTGTTGCCTTCTAGTTGCTATATATGGGTTTGACATCATGTATAAATCAATTAATTTCTCAAATTTTTCTTGATTTGCATTCGCATCCCCCTTTTTAGGTTGTTCTTCCTCCAATTCCTCAAAATCCTTTTCAAATAATTCTTCTGGAACTTCATTGGTTTTTCTTTCAGCAGATGGAGGAGGTGGAAAATCAGGAGTGGTTGGCTGAAATTTAACAGATGAAGGGGGAGGAAAATCAGGAGTGGTCGGTTGAAATACAACAGGAACCTTTTCTTCTTCTTTTTTCTTTTTATCTTGTATTACTTTTTTTAAAAACTGTGTCTTTTCTCTAGGGTTATTAAAATCATCAACAATTTTTTTTGATGACTTGGGCATTTTCTTATAGTATTCATTTACCTCTTCGTCACCAAAATCAACTGTATAATTTACTTGTGAAATTATTTCTTCTAAATTATTTATGCTTGGTATAATTGATTTTTTAGACATTGTAATATAATATATTATAAATACATATTTTTATATTGTTCTTCAATTTTTTTAAAAATATTGTACTATACATTCATATAATTCGTTTTTATTCCTCTTTTTATTCGTTTCTTTATTTACAGTATCTATGCCCAATTTTTGACAAAAATCTTGTAATTCGGCAAGTTTATAAGATGAAATCGCTTTTATTGGTTTATCAATATTTTCCATTTTAAATAAAGATGTTTTATATTGTTCTATTTCTGTAAAAGACATATTTTTTATGCCATATTTTAATGGGGTATCTATACGTTGAATGACATATACTATTTCTTCATCATTCAAGCTAAGTTCATAAAAACTTTTTTTATGGATATACATGATATTAATATTTTCTAATACGCAGAGAGAAAAAAAAGTATAAATATCTATTTTAAATTCATTTACTAATTGATTCTCTATATGTGTCAAAGAAGCGAATTTGTATTGTTTTAATAAAGGTTTATTTTCTCGTATTTTTTCAACATATTCTATTTTAATTTTTTTTTCTTCTACAAGATGTTTTGGAGACAATTCATACTTTTCATCCCCAAATTTCATCATAAAAAAACACCAAAACAAGGTATCCTTTTCTCTTGGGAAAAGGATGTTTAAATTGGAATTTGATTTTACGTTTGACTTTGCATTTACCTTTTTGGATTCGTCATGTTTGTATTTAGATATTATTGGTATTGGTTTCTGCAGTATCGTCTGTTGCGATTGAACTTGCGTACATATTGGTTGAGTAGAAGTTGGAATTGGTTTTTGTTTAGGCATCATTATTTCTTCTACAAAAACAGGTTTTGGTTCTGGATCAGGGATAGGATTTAGAACAGGGATAGGATTTAGAACAGGGATAGGATTTAGAACAGGGATAGGATTTAGAACAGGGATAGGATTTAGAACAGGGATAGGATTTAGAACAGGGATAGGTTCAGAAATAGAGTCTGGACCCTTTATGGTTGGTTGAATAAACATATATTCTCGTAATTCATCAAATATATATTTGTATTTTGTATTATTATTATTGAAATTCATAATTTATATTATACATTATTTACGTAAATATCTTTATTATCTTTACAGAAATAAATATTCTGCAATGACTCTTTTTGCTGTTCTATTTTATCTAGCGTGGTTTCTTGCGTGTTTACATAATTTATGTACATTACTAATTGATGAATCAAGTCATTTTTTAATTCAGAAAGATTAATATGAACCCCGTAATTATTTTCATTCAATACAACCTCCTCTTTAGATTTATAAAGAATTCTTAAGATTTCAATTTGATTAAATTTATTCATGTTTTCAATCACAGAACGTATTTGATTTAATTCTTGATTTGAGTATTCCTTGCATACAAAAGTGTTTATATCAATTGTTGTATCATGACTTACATCACTAATTAATTCAGCATTTACAATTAATCCGCTTTCCATTATAGTTATTAATATATATAGTCATATAAGATTCTTTTTATATTTATAAAATAGTATATTTATTTTTTACGTCTATTAGATTTCTTTCTATAACTAGTATTTTTCTTTCTATAACTAGTATTTTTCTTTCTATAACTAGTATTTTTCTTTCTACCTGCGATAGATTTCTTTCTACGTGTATTCATTTTCATTTTTCCTCCAACATTTACTTTTACTTGTGGAATATTTTTTAGCAAATTTTGTCCTATCTTTTTTGCAGGAAGTGGTATATTTGAAAAATCATAAAACGCCTGGTTATCAATCAAATATTTATTTACTTCAACCATATTTGGGGGGGCTTTATTATCTTTATTATGTGCAGAAAAATTTACATGTATATCTTCCAAAGGAGCTACTCGTTTTTTAAACTCAGGACTCACCGCGTATTCAGTTATATCATAATTTAACGCAATAAATCGCAATGCTGGATATTTTTCCCAAATCCCTCCATTCAATTGGGCACTTATCTGAATTTGCCACCAAAATTTGAAATAATCAAATAAAAAAAAACCTAAATCAGCTATTTCATTTTGACTAAGCGTTTTAGATAATTCATTAAATAGAGAATAACTTGCAGTTGCCTTGTTATTTAACCATGAAAGATTTATTTGATAAGCACTGATCCATTTCCACGATGTATGTGAAACTCCTAATATTTTAGTTAACGCATTTAATTTTATAATATATCCATTTGTATACATTTGCGAATTGTCTAAATCTATTTCTCGTAAATATTTATACAACGCGGAATCTTGTATTAATAATCCAATTGTTGGAAACCATGCATTTCTTCTTAAATCGTTTTGGTTTTCATTATTATTTGACCTTCCCGAAGACTGAAAAAAAGAAATATTGGGAGTTAGCCAATTATATTGAGAAGGCACCTTTATGACTGTAAAAGGTCTATAACAATCGCCTCCTTCATGATATACTACGTCTACTTGTACATTATTAATATCAGTCATTTATATATAATATATATATGTATATATTGTATAAAATTATTTATAAAGTGTAAAAGGCAATTATATATATTAAATTATTTGGTTGTAATCATTTTTTTAGTTCCCGGTGGTTTTTGCATATCTTCATATGTTTTTGGACTCACTAATTCTGCAATAATAGAAATATATTTATCATTTAATTCAAATCGTTGTCCAATAACACGAATCATAATTGGGTCTCCTTCTTGAATACTTGAGAAATAAGAATTCATATAATAATGGTCTCTTGCAATAAACACTACAATAGGAGAAGGAGTTTCGGTTGCACTTTCTGCCTTAATTCCCGCTTTTGTAATATTTTTTGCTACACATGAGATAAGAGCCCCTTCCACTTGAAAACAAACCATACATTCAAATACTACTTCAAATGAAATATTTACCCCCCTTTCAATAATGCCGCTAGAATAAGAAATAATTTTACTAGACCCAGGCTTCACATAACCTTCATTAATGCATTTTCCTTCATAATGAAAAGATATACTATTCTCAATACTTTCAGTAATATTTTTATGAATGGCACCAATAGGCAATAATATTTGTTTTGTAATCAAACATCGCGAATAAATATCTCTCAACTTCACCTCCTTCTTTTTATATTTTTTAATTTGAGTTTGCTTTTGCATAGTTGTTTCCATTATATTATATGTTATATATATTATCTTTTAATTATTTTTTCAATTTTATATTTAATGCTTTCACTCTAAAATTATTTTTACATAAACGAAAACAATTATAATTTCAACAATAGAGCAGATTCAGGTGTAACAAACCATATCTTATCATCTTTGTGAGTTTTATTAAAAAACCTTAATATAAATTCCTGTAAAATACACAACTCTATTTGTCCCATTGTCTGCTGTATAACGTTCCCATTTTTTTCTTTTATCAATTTAGTATTTTCTTTTGTATATTTTTCAGACCCAATAATTTTATTTAACGATTCTATTGTTTTATTTTTTCCTGATTCATCACATCTTGCGCCGGTATTTCGTTTGGCCTCCATGTTTTTTGTTTTAAAAACCATATATTTGTTATTTTTTTCATATCCAATATATCCTACCATAGCACTGAAATCTTTTTTAGTTAAATTCATTAATTGTTTTATTTTATCCGTATTTTCAATATCCCGTATATCTTCTGGTTCTGCATCTACCCATAGTTGTTGATCATTCAATATCATTATTTTTTTATTGGTTCCCTCATAAAAGAGAATAGCGGTTAATTCTTTTGTGACAATCAAACTTTCGTCAAAATATTTTTTGATTTTATTTTCCAGCGCATATTTAGGAGTTGCAAGGTCTTCTTCTTTTAAAAAATATAAATAACGAATCAACTCTACTTTTTCATCAAATAAAAGCATATCTGTTATATGAGCTACTAAAAAATCCAATAAATAAGGTTTTATATCTGGATAGTCTTTTGATAATTTAATCATGGCTGCACCACAATGTTTATACCAGGTATCATCACCTCTAGGAACTATTGCCCCTTTGGTAAATTCTAATGCCAAATTATAATTTTCTTGTAATTCTTTTAGAATTGCAATCCCTTTTGCATATTTTATTTCCATTTTTTCTTGTTCGGGTATCGTTTCATCTATTAATATAGCTTTTGGGACTGGAACCGCTTTATCTAATTCAAACCGAATTTTGTCATGTTTATAATCCACTGGTACGGATCGTTCAAAAATAGAAATATTATGGTCTGTCAACTCAACTGGTTGAAATAAATAATAATCACCAATGTTAATTAAATGTCCAGAACGCCCGTATTTATCCACTATGTATTCATTATTATCTTCTATCAATTGTGTTAATGCTGCATAAATCTGCGAGAGAGGATATTCTTTCGGCTTTTGTATAAATTGAATTAATGTATTTTTTTTATAGAAGAAGCTTTCTCTCATTAACATTCTAATTCTTTGTAATATTTTTTCAGAATTCATAAAAATAAATGCTTCGTTGTACGTATCTTCATTTAATTGCAATTTGTCATAATCCATTTTCTTATCTGGGATACAAGAATAATTACAAGTAGCCATATAATCACATGCAGGAGAGAAAGGGGCATCCCCAATTTTAAAATTATGAATGACCGTTTTATTAGATAATTCTTGTGTAATCTCTTCTTGTAAATTCGCATTCAATATTTCTTGTGTGAAATTGGTTTGGTCATGATTAATAATACAATCTACCGATGTTTCTTTTAATAAACGGGTTACATGTCCTATTTGTATAGCTTTTAATTCTGCTACACGATATACATACAAATCAGCCGCTTCTTCTTTATTATCTCCCAAAATAGTTCCATGCATAAAAATTTCTACGTTTCGTTTTTCAAAAGGCAGGTCTTTATGACTAAAATTACGAACGGAGCGACCAATAATTTGTTCCGGAAGATTCATATTATACCATGGATCCAAAATATGAACTTGGCGAATATATTTTAAATCTATTCCTTCAGAACCGGCTTTAGATACGAGAACCACTTTTATTTTATGACCATCTTTATTATTTTCATTTGTAATTCCTTTTATTTCATAATCGTTGTTAGGAGACAATCTGGGGTCTCCAGTAATCATAATATACCGAGCAGGCATAAAATTCTTGTCTCTTTTATCTTTGGGCGGTTTCATTGTTCTCACATCTACTAATTCGGTGGGAGCCTTTTTAAAAAGAGGTTTTGTATCTTGTCCATATCTAGTAAACCCCATTTCTTCCAAGGCTAGGGCCATTGGTATTAACCCGCTGTCAATATATTGACAATAGATTAACAAAATCCCTTCAGATACCACATTTGTTTCGGGATTCACAATATTATTTAATACAGCATGTATTTTGGAACTATATTTACCAATTTTTTCATGTGAAAAAATTCTGCCATATGTGTCTAGAGTCGTCTTTTTATATTCAAAATCACCTTTGAAAAAGGGTGTTCTCTCTTTATTATCTGAAAATGTCATCATTCGTTGTAATCCTTTTGTTCCAGTTAATTCATGTGGATTAATACTTGCTTGTCTAGATAAATTAATACTATTACTATTATCATTATCATTATTACCAGCAGTTTGTGTCTGTGTCTGCATTTTCGTTTGCGGTTGTATTGGCGTTGGAACTAAAGTTTGTGTTTGTGTTGGAACTGGGGTAGGAACTAGGGTTTCTTCTCCTAAACTTTCTGCAAAATCATCAGAATACGCATCTTCGGCAGTGTCTTCCAATAAATCTTTTAATCCTTCAATTGGATAAGAAATAATTAGACTTTCTAATGGAACTTGCAATACTTTAAATCCAAAAGATTCCATATTCTCAAAGCTCGGCATTTCTCTCACCACTCCTGTTTTGGTAGTTATATTAAAGCTTTTGCTTCGTAAATTTTGAATGATATATCTATAAGCACAATATTGACATTGTCCGCATGTATTGCATTTTTTTATAGTATTCAAGTATAAACTTAATATACGATTCTTATCTTGGTTTTTAATTTTTTTACGATTCATCTGATAATTAGGATACGTAATATGAGGAAATGTATGATTTTTATCAAATTCGTTAGGATATACACGATATGGAAATGTATATGGATTTTCTCCTCTTACAAATGAAACATATCCCGATGCTTTTTGAATAAATATTTTGTCTCCATCTTTTTTAAAATTGCCCTTCTTGTCAAATATATCACCTACTTCCACTTTTCCACGACCATCATTCATATTCATTAAATTGAGTAACCATATAATTTCTTTGTAACTATTATACATTGGGGTAGCAGACAACAAAAGCAATCGTATATTTTCAACTGCTTTTACTAAATATTCCAAATGAATTGCTACTTTTTTATTTTCGTTATCTTCTGTCTTTCGTATATTATGCACCTCATCAATGACAATCAACCGATTATTAAATTCATTTTGAAGGCGTCTTATAACCTTTTTAGAGAGAATCATTTTACCATCACTTTTGGGTTGTTTTTTCTCTCCCTTTTCCTTGTCTCCTTTATCAGTGTCTTCTATTTGAATCATTTTTATAATGTAGTTTGCAAATTGACCATACCCTAAAAATAAATAAGAATTATGGATTATGGATTTAATTTGATGTATTACTTTCTCTCTGGGGATTCCTTTCATGTTCATTGGATTTATTTCTTTAATTAATTTATTTCCAGTACATGCCCGGATATTCCATAATCCATCTATCAATTGTAATTTTCGTTCATCAAATAACTGTAATTTAAAATTATCTTGAACATTTTCAGAAGCAACAATGATAGTTCTTTTATTTATTCCCATTTGTTTAAGATAATCCCTCATTTCTTCACATACTCCAATTGCACTACATGTTTTTCCGGACCCTAACCCATGATATAGTAATAAACTATTATAAGGTGTTTGGAAAGACAAAAAGTTTTTCACAAATGCCTGGTGAGGTTGTAGTTCAAAATCTGCCTTACTTAAAATATCCGCCTGTTCTTTAATATCTGGATAGATAGTTCCATCATATCTAGTTTCATTAAATTCTTTTTTCATCGCTATTTTTATATTAAAGTTGGGGTCATTTAAATTTGGGTACAAATAAGGGTCTTCCTCTTCTTGTGTCCCTAGGCAGGTTCTCTCTATTAATTCTTTTTTTAATAAAAATCTGTTACAATCATTTGAATATTTATTTTCATCACATTTTGATTTTTTATAATCTTGTTCTAGATTGTAATTACAAATATTAGCTGTTGGTGGATTAACATTTGTATTAGTTTTAGTGTTCGCGTTCGTATTGACATTCGTATTGACATTCGTATTGACATTCGTATTGACATTCGTATTGACATTCGTATTGACATTCGTGTTTGTATTTATAGTTGTAGAGTTTGCATTAGTATTTGTATTGGGACTTGCAACAGAATTTAAATTGATATTTGTTTTGGTATTGGGACTTGCAACAGGGTTCGTGTTGGTAGTAAAGGTACGAACGATATTATTTAAGATATTTTCAGACATGTGATATATATTATTAATATAATGTATATTCCTTTATTATTTTATATATTCTTTCAACTAATTGTTTTTTTTCTAAATTATAAGGCCTAATACATTCTAAACATTCTGAATATGTTTTCCACTCTATCTTACTTACTTCTGCTTTTTGATAATTATCTAATAAATCATCTGTTATATTATCTATGTAAGCTAAAAAATATTTATGCTTATATGATTTGTGATTCGTTCCAATAAATGTTTCCTCAAATGGCATAATATTTTCAATTAATTTTATACTACTTTGGCTTATTCCGGTTTCTTCTTCAAACTCTCTTAATGCACAAACCAAATCTTTCTCATCATAATTTCGTCTGCCTTTTGGAAATTCCCATTCAGTTTCTTCCCAATGTGTTGTGCTATTTTGAATTATTTCATCTAATGTAATTTTATCACCTATATCATCATTTATCGTAATCCCATTTTTAATATATTCAAATTTTTTAGAAGAAACAATTTCTTCATTTTTATGTTGAATATTCATGGTTTCTCCCCACATTTTTTTCCATAAATTTGCAAATGTTTCTTCTAATATATTATTTTTTTCTATTAAAGACATTTCATTTACAATACTTTGTATGTGTTCCTCATTAAAAGGTGAATATTTACCTCTAATAAAATCAATATACCCAAATGTATTTTTTCTGCGTATCATTAAAAACTGGATATTTGTATCATTCTCATATTCCTCAATTGTGTTGTTTATTTTATGATTTATGCGTTTCATATGAAACAATATAATGCCATAGCTAGTAATAGGCAATTTACATTGGTAAAATAAATGCCCTTGTTTTCCACAATTATTACATAAATTAATATTTGTGTTTGTAAACATAGTATTGTAATACACACGAAATATGTTTAAACATTATTTTTTTTATATTGTTTTATTGCAATGGAGTTTGATTCAGCTATTTGGGGTCCTCATATGTGGTTTTTTTTACATACAATTTCTATGTGTTATCCATTAAGGCCCAATGCAGTTACAAAAAAAAAATATTACGAATTTGTACAAAATATTCCGTTATTTATTCCAACTGAAAAAATGTCTAGTGATTTTAGTAAATTATTAGATGAATATCCGGTGACTCCTTATTTAGACAATCGCGAGTCATTTATTCGTTGGGTATGGTTTATTCATAATAAGATAAATGAAAAGCTAGAAAAACCTCAATGTACTTTTAATGATTTTTATATACAATATCATGAAACATATAAACCTGCAGATATAAAAATGAGGGAATATCTAAAACAAAAAGAATACTATATAAAAGAAAAGCTCATTTATGTATGTATTGTTTTATCTATTATAGGAACTATATATTATTTATATGACAAATAATAAATTTTTGACTCTATGATAATACTATACATTTTGCCAATAATTATAATATCATTATAATATAATTATTAATAAATAAATGAACACAAATAAAATCAAAGGAGGAAAGGTTATTGCTTCTGGTGGGTTTGGATGTGTCTTTAGCCCGGCATTAAAATGTATAAATAAAAAACGAAGAAAAAATATGATATCCAAATTAATGATTGAAAAATATGCATTGAGCGAGTATAATGAAATTAAAAAAATAAAAGAAAAGTTGGATTCTATCCCAAATTACTTGCAATTTTTTTTAATTGGAGATTTTTCTATTTGCCACCCAGAAAAGTTAAGCAAACAAGATTTACATCAATTTAAACAAAAATGTAGTGCATTACCCAAAAATGATATTACCGTGAATAATATAAATGATTCGTTAAATAAAGTCGTTTCATTAAATATGCCTTTTGGAGGAATTCCAATAGATGATTATACATATATCAATATTTCATCTTATGCAAAAATGACGGAAATGAATACGTCCCTAATTCAATTATTAAACAATGGAATTCTGCCCATGAATAAAAAAAACATTTATCATTCAGACATTAAAGATTCAAATATATTAATAGATGATACAAAAACAGTGTATACAAGACTTATTGATTGGGGTCTCTCCACAAATTATATTCCTTATAAAAATGACAATTTCCCAAAAGTGTGGAGAAATAGACCATTGCAGTTTAATGTTCCCTTTTCTGTTATACTATTTACAGATTCTTTTGTAGAAAAATATACGCAGTATTTGAAGGAACACAATGAAACCGAGGAAGATATCAAACAAAATAATTTGCGGGCGTTTGTAGTAGACTATTTGATTTTTTGGATAAAAGAAAGAGGTCCTGGGCATTATAAGTATATAAATAATATTATGTACATGTTATTTAGTCACGATTTGAGTGAAACTAGTAATGAAAAACAAAAAATAAATTTAATAGAAACCAATTTTACTATTGTTTATATTACAAATTACCTTATTGAAATATTAAATCACTTTACTCACTTAAAAGAAAACGGGACATTGAATTTACGTATTTATTTAGACAATGTATATATAAAAATCGTGGATGTATGGGGATTTATAATAGCATATATTCCATTATTAGAAATTCTTTTTGAGAATTACAATAATTTAAATGAGTCAGAACTAGACCTATTTAATCACATGAAACATATTTTTATCCAATATTTATATAACCCAAGAATAAAAGAAATACCTATCAAAGAGTTAACGGCAGATTTAACACAAATAAATAATCTATTAAAAATAGCATTTAATAAAAAAGCGCCGACCTCATCTAATAATAAAAAAACCACCAAAACAAATTCGTACGGAATTGTTTCGTCTTTGCGCAAAAAATACACACAAAAAAATATTAAAAAAATTCGGTCTAGTATGAAAAAAAAATCAAGAAGACGAAATAGTAAATTATTATTTTTGTCCAAGTCCAAGAAATAAAA